ACAGGACTATGTGTCGTGAAGTCCGAGCCGCCTGTCTGGTTCTGCGATGTAGGTGGCCGTCGTGTCGAGTTGACAACCGACGATTTGCAAACACCGCAGCGTTTCCAGAAGGCATGTATGGAGCAGATCCACGTCATGCCGCCTATGATGAAGATGCAGGATTGGCAGACCATCGTCACCATGCTCATGGAAGACATGAACCACATCGATGTGCCGCATGAACTGACATACAAGGGCCAGTTCAACGAGCTTGTTGAGGCGTATTGCGATGGTCGGGTACAAGCACAGTCGGCGGAAGAGATCGCACTGGGCAAGCCGTTCACGGATGAAGAGGACGGCCTGACATACTTCAAGCTCGAAGCGTTGATGAAGTTTCTGCGGAACCAGAAGTTCGACAGTTATAGCCGGGGTCAGATACAGGAGCGGCTGAAAGAGCTAAACAACGGCGGGCAGGCAAACGGACAACGTCGGTTCAAGACAACGAAGGGTGACACCATGCCGATGCGTGTGTGGTGGGTGCCTGCCAAGTCCGACGAAGTTGAGATCCCGGCCATCGATGTAGTTGGAGAGGAGATTCCGTTCTGATGCGTTACGTAGCTTACTTTCAATGCGACAACTGCGGTCACAAGTGGGAAACCTATTACAACCGGCACAAGCCCGTGGAACTGGGTGACGTGTGCGACAACTGTTTGCAGCGTCCTCCGTACCGTGAGAATTACACAGGCTGTGTCGCGGAACCGTATCTTTACGAGAAGCTGGAGACCGAGTGATGCAGACCACAATCTTCGGACCCCCAGGCACGGGCAAGACCACACGGCTAATCAACATTGTTCAGGAAGAACTGGACCGTGGAACGGCGCCCGACAAGATTGCTTTCGTGTCCTTCAGCAAGAAGGCCGCACAGGAAGCACGGGACCGCGCCACGGAGAAGCTGGGCATCAACGAACAGCAGATGATCTGGTTCCGCACGTTGCATTCCTTCGCGTTCCAGAACCTTGGCCTCAGTGGTCAGAAGGTTATGAAGGGTGCGGACTACAATAAGATCGGAGAGTTGCTGGGCCTGCCCATGCTCTCGTCTGCTTCTGTCCGCATGGACGATGGCATCCTGTTTTCGGCTGGTCAGTCCAAAGGCGATCAGTATCACGGCATCCTCCAGCTTGCTCGGGTGACTGGCAAGTCGATGGAGGAGATGTTCAACGAAAAGAACACAGACTATCGTCTGCACTTCCAGCAACTGAAGGTCATGGATCAAGTGATCCGTGACTACAAGAAGATGACCGACAAGGTGGACTTCGTAGACATGATCGAACAGTTCGTGATGCAGGGTAACTGTCCGCTGCTTGACGTGCTAATCGTGGATGAAGCCCAAGACTTGGTGCCGCTCCAGTGGCGTATGGTGCATGAAGTGATGAAGCCGTGCGCCAAGCGCATCTACTTTGCCGGCGACGACGACCAGTGCATCTATTCGTGGATGGGCGTGAACGTGAACGACTTCCTGACTGCATCGGAAGACAAGATCATCCTCGATAAATCCTATCGTTTGCCTTCGCAGGTACACGGACTGGCGGACAGTGTGGCAAAACGACTAGCCGTTCGGCAGCAAAAAGTTTGGTCCCCGGTCGAAAAAGGTGGTGCCGTCGTATGGCATCATGATATTCTCGATGTGGACTTACGATCTGGCGAATGGTTGATTCTTGCCCGCACGAACAACATTGCGAACAAGGTTGCGAACACCCTCAAGGAACAGGGATATCTGTTCTGGCGTGAGGGGCCAGGCTGGTCCATCTCCCCAAATGTTTTAAACGGCATCGAGGTGTGGTTGCGACTATGCAAAAATCAGTTTGTGTCCCCGGCGGACTTGAAGAGCTTCTCCAAACTTATCCAGTCAACGGTCATCACCAAATCTGGCCGACGCAAACTCACAAACCTAGACCCCGAAGCAACCTACAACCTCACCGATTTACAGAACCTGTGCGAGTTCAGCGCGACTGCCGAGACACCGTGGTACGAAGTGATTCGTGTGTCGGAACAGGAGCGGATTTACATTACTTCTGTACGTCGGATGGGCGAGTCTATCTTGTCGGGCAAACCGAGGATACGGATCTCGACGATCCACAAGGCGAAGGGTGGCGAGGCAGACAACGTCCTCCTCCTGCTCGAGTCCAGCCCTGTCATAACGAGGGCCGAAGACACCGAAGGTGAAATCCGTACCTTCTATGTGGGCATGACTCGTGCCCGCAAACAGCTACACCTTGTCGAGTCACACTCTAACCACAGGTTTGAAATATGAAAAACAGAGAGCACTTCCTGAAGCAGGCAGAGGAACTGATCAATGGACCGAGGGCCGAGGACTACGGTCCGGCGATGATAAATCATGAGCGCATTGCTACGATCTGGAGTGTGCTTCTACGCAAGAAGCTGCTCCACACAATCACTCCGACAGAGGTAACGGCGATGATGATCGGCCTGAAGCTTGCCCGACTTGCCGAGGACATGCACAAAGACGATTCGTGGGTAGACATCATTGGCTACGCTGCGCTGGGCGGGGAGATCTCGAACGATGAAAGCTGATCTGTTTGACATTGAGGAAGAGTGGTATCCGCCGTCATCCCTGCCGGACCTGACAAACTGTGAACGGATTGCGATTGACCTTGAAACCTGTGACCCAAACCTCATGACCTTGGGTCCGGGTTGGTGTCGCAATGATGGATATGTCATCGGATATGCTGTCGCTGCTGGCGACTTCGTTGGCTACTTTCCGATCCGGCATCAAGGTGGCGGCAACATGCCGGAGAAGACTGTGGCCAATTGGTTGAAGAAGCAGCTTGCCACGCCGCACATCGAGAAGATCATGCACAACGCGATGTACGATCTGGGCTGGCTGCGCTGGGCCGGCATCGAGGTGCAGGGCAAGATCATCGACACGATGGTGGCGGCACCGCTGCTGAATGAGAACCGTCGTTATTACAACCTGAACAGTTTGGCAGGTGAGTATCTCGGAGAGTGGAAGAACGAAAAGATGTTGAAGGCTGCGGCATCGATGTACGGTGTCGATCCGAAGGGGGAGATGTGGAAGCTACACGCCTCGTTCGTAGGTAAGTATGCGGAGCAGGATGCTGCTGTTACACTGCGTCTGTGGGACCGGCTGCGGGCGGATATCGACAAGGATGAAGTCAACAGCATCTTCGAGTTGGAGACATCGCTGATCCCGTTGATGCTCGACATGAAGTCGAAAGGTGTGCGCGTCGATGTGGACAAGGCACAAGATGTGCAGAAGGAATTGAAGCGCCGAGAGGATGCGTTACTTGAAGAAGTAAAGAAAGAGACCGGCGTCCTTGTGGAGCCGTGGGCCGCTGCATCCATAGCAAAGGCGTTCGACGCCCTTGGGTTGAACTATAACAGGACAGAAAAGTCGAATGCGCCAGCCTTTACAAAAACATTTCTTGCGAACCACACTCACCCGGTGGCGCAGAAGATTGTACGCCTGCGCGAGTTTAACAAGGCTAACACGACTTTTATTGAAACCATTCTTGAACATTCGCATAACGGTCGTATCCATTGTGATTTTCACCCTCTTCGTTCAGATGAAGGGGGCACAGTTACCGGACGATTTTCTTCGTCCAACCCGAACCTCCAACAAATCCCGGCCCGTGACCCCGAAATCAAGAAGATGATCCGGGGTCTCTTCATCCCGGAGGATGGAGAGAAGTGGGGCAGCTTTGACTACGCATCACAGGAGCCACGGTGGCTGGCACACTATTGCGCCACGCTGACCGGCGCCCGGCGGGATCCACAGATTGATGATGTGGTTCGAATGTACCACGAAGGCAATGCTGACTTCCACCAAATGGTGGCGGACATGGCTGGCGTATCACGCAAGGAAGCCAAGACTGTAAACCTCGGCATCATGTACGGCATGGGCCGTAAGAAGCTGGCTGGCACCCTCGACATCACCGAGGAGGACGCCAAGGGACTCTTGAACAGGTATCACGACAAGGTGCCGTTCGTGAAAGGCATGGCCGATTTAGCGATGAATCAAGCGATGGACAAGGGTGTGATTCGTACGTGGCTGGGCCGCAAGTGTCGCTTCGACACTTGGGAGCCAAGGTCTTACGGGTACAACCGCGCACTGCCGCTTGAAGAAGCTGTTAAGGATTATGGTGGCAAGGGAATGATTCGACGTGCGTTCACCTACAAGGCTCTGAACCGACTGATTCAAGGGTCAAGCGCAGACCAAACCAAGAAGGCAATGGTGATGTGCTATGAAGAAGGACTGGTGCCAATGCTAACAGTTCACGACGAATTGTGTTTTAGCGTGAACTCTCGTGAACAATCCGACAAAATTGTCGATATTATGAAGAATTGTGTACCAGAC